TTAAATAATTCCTTCTTGCCTGGCGTTAGACAAATAGACTATATGATTGATACCATTTCTTTTTCTTATTCCTCTTAACTCAACTTTTAGTTTAACAAACCCTTCTGCTACAGATAATGCCCCTCCAATAATAGCCGTAGTTAGTGGCATTGGAGACTGTGACGCGCCAAGTAACGTAGCAAACCCTGCTCTTATGTTAGATATATCAAATTCAGACGATATGTCTAAGTTAAACTTTATAGGACTTTGCCAGCCTTCATTATTTATTTTATCTAAATCCTCTATTGCCTTTTTAAGTTTAGAAAAGCTCCTGGCGCGTAGCAAGTTAGGATCGGCTGAGTTCAAAATCTCTAAATATAACTCATCACAATAAGAATGAAGGGCAACTAACTCAGATTTCCTTCTAAGTTTAAATTCTAGAATATCATGTAAATGAACACTTTCGTCCGGTACAGGCAACATACCAAATAACTCAAGCCTAATACATTCCCTCCGAACCAACTCTATAGATTCACTTTCTTGGTAAATAACTTCATCACCTAACTGATGTATTCGCCAATCAGTATCACTTTCTTTTCCTCTGAGAAAATTAAGAGCGTAGAATTGCGCGTCCACAAGCTCAGAAATATATGTATCACTGGAAAACACATTGCGATTGAATATCAATCGCTTTAGCACGCCACAAGATTCCATTTCATCCATAAGTTGTGGTAAAAATCTCATTTGACCACTCTCTGGAATAACAACACTATCCCAATAAAGACAGAAATAATTTATTTCCAGATGGGAAATCATTCTTTTTAGTGTAAATCCACTCGATCTTCTCCCAAAAACACCCGGGGATGTAACAATCCCTCTTTTCATCATGCCCTCTGAAAGTTATCGTCACGTATTAATATTCGTTAAATCACAAAACTTTACCTTTGTAAAGTAAAATTTTGTTCTAGCTATGCTAAAAATGCTCTCGCAATTTACAATTTTCATTTACTTTCATAATATTAAATCCGTTAGTTTTTTAAAGCACCCTCACAGCAATCATGTGCTTATTGAAAGACCCACCAGTGATGGCGGGGGAAATGTTATATAACTCATGCGTTATTGATACTGCGGTGTTTTGCGTATATATTTCTCTGCACCTTCAAGAGACGTAATCGAATCATCCTCAATGCTAACGTTCTCAAAGAATTGATATGACTCGCCAGCGTCAGCGCTCACCATTACCACAGCGGTTTTACCTGCTTCCGAGATTGTTAAACCCGAAACTTTAAACATCAGGTCTATATCCTCACTTGCCGGACTTAACGGAATCCCGGAATCTGTTACACGGGCCACAGTGACAGTTTTTTTAATTGAAAAAGGCATTTTTCTCTCCTTATAGATCGGCAAACATTACAAAACTGAAATGTATATCGCCGGTCAGCGACAGCGGGTTAACGTATGCCCCGGTTGTGGCATTAAAGAAAACAATACCTACAATCGTGCCTGTATTATCCGTTTGTATAGACATGTTAACTGCCGTTCCGGTAGTATTTCGGTTAATAGAGGGCATTCCAACGAACGCGAATTTTTTCCCTCCGCCAAAAATCAGGCTGATGCCTGAGTTCTGGGTGGTTGCAGAGATTGCAGAATTTCCACTACCTACCGAAACAGGCGTTGTGTCTAAGACGGCTGCACTGACTGAGGTATCGTACAGACTACCAATCCCATATCTTGGCGCGTTACCTGAGACATAAGACACTGAATTCTGGAATGTAAAACCTGACGCGCCATTGAACTGGAATTTAAATCTCAGCGCCTGTAATTTGAGCGTTGATCCGCGCGTAGTGTTATCCAGCATCAAGCTAACGATGGGGTTAGCTTTATCATATGTCTGGTTTGACACTATGCCTGGGTGCGCGACAAGGTTTCCGTCGAATGATGCGTCTTGTCCTTCCACGACTCCAGATAAACGGCCATTAATGAAAGTTTTTCCATTAGAACTGGTAAAAATCTTCTGCCCGCCAGAGGAGGGAGCTAGTGACCATCCATCGAAATGTACGTTTGCACCATAGTTGTAGATGGAGTAATTAGTAGCCCATTCTGAACGGCAGGCGCGCGCATAAACGTGAGTTTCACCCATTCCTGAGACGTTCCCGCTCAGATCTACGTACAGATTGGAGCCGTTGTGGTCTAGCAGGACTTGAACCAGATGGATATCCATAGAATCCGCTGGGGAACCCTTCACGTATATTCCATAGCCGCAGTTGAAAATTTTACCCTGCGATACTGTGCTGAAAACGCCAGTGGCCAGGTATGAAGTGCTCGCATTATCTACGATAATGCCATACCCATTACCGAGATAGTTCCAGATATAGGTCTTGTGTAGATGTACATCGAACGTGGTATTTTTTATCATAATACCATCACCTGACACTTTTCCGGCGCCGGCCAAATTTGTACCATCGATTAACATTGTATCGAAGGTAATGTTGCTGACCATAGTATTAGGTGAATCGGGGTCCCACAGGTTAAAGTGGCATTGTTTGCACCACAACCCTTTAAATTCCTGATTAATAACTGCGTTCGCACCAGCACGAAGGTAAACCATAGCGCCCAACAATCCCCGCGTGCGACCTGCCCCAACGAGAGATACCCCCGGCTTCACGTAAATAGTTCCACATGCATAAAATCCGGACGATTGCGGAAATTTTACGCTTGCCAGACCAGCACTTGCTGCGGCGTCAATGGCTTTCTGAATAGCCGTTGTATTTGTTGCGGTATTAGTGGTGTTTGAATCTCCAATTGCGCCGAACCAGGTTACGTCGAAATCGACAACACCAACCCGCTGCCAGTACCACGTTGATGAGCCAGTCGGTACGCAGATGGTGCCGCCGTCATCTGTCGCTGTACCAGCACGAGCCACGAACTCACCTCCGCCAGTGGATTCGTTAGCGTAATAGGATGCCAGAAGTATTCTCTGCCCGGAACGCTCAGGTATGACAGTTTTTAGTGCCGCATAACTGGCAACCTGCCCGATGTATTTAAAGCCTTCGCCTGAACCCAGGTTTGCGCGAAGTGTTGCATCGGTGACATCCAGCCATTTCCCTTTACCGCGTCCGCCGGCCGTATCCGGAGTGCTACCGGGTAATACGATCTTCGGCATTGCACCATCCCAACGCCAGTATTCGTCCGTGGACTCCCAAAGCAGCACTTCAAACCGTTGAGTAAGCAGCGACCCTTTCTCAAACGAGCCTATCGCCGGGACATAACCCCATAATCCGGTTCCCGCGGGATCCTGTAATTTAGGCTGCCCAGCACCGTCGAAACCCAGCCCCTTCCAGGCTCGTTCATCAGCTGTCGGCAGCTGGCTTATATAGGAGTCAGGGACACGCAGCGATCGATTAAAGTTGCTGGTTATCTGCTGCTGTAGATCACTATCGCTACTGTCGACGTAGCTTTTAGTTGCGGCATCCTGCGCCAGCGCGGGATCTCGTAGGTTACGAATACGGTTATTCATCGCATCGTAATAGTTCGCAAAAATGTTTGGCTTTTTCAGAGCCAAAGAGTCCCACCACCAACCGAATTTTTGGATAAGCATAGTCAGCTTATCAAGAGCTCGTTCGTGGCTTGTCGCGGGAAACTTCCCGGTCGCTAGATAACTGGTTAACTGAGTAGCATCAGGATCACGATAAATCAGTAGCGTGGCGCCACTGTGCGCGGCGAGCAAAGTTAGCTGACCACCGTCCTTATCACCGGCGCCATTCAGATAGTAATCAACGTCAATCGTCAGCGTGGTTTTGTTAAATTCGTCGCCGTTCTGCGTATAAAGTTCAGCGACAATATGCGCATTCTCTATGAAGTAGAACGGGATACCAAAGGGGCCAGTGCTGGTTGATAGCTGATAATCAACCGATGAAGTGTCGTTCTCGACCATCATCTACTCCAAAACAGTTCGACATGTGTGGCATTGTCAGAATCGTTTTGAAGCTGGGCAAAAATAAGGCCGCGTTATGCGGCCCGGAGGAGGTTAGTTCTCGGTTGTTTCTGATGCTTTTGCGGCCACGGCATCATCAAACTTTTTCTGGAAGTATGCGCGTATCGACTTGTAACCGCCGGAAACCAGATAGAGGGTCGATACTACCACGCTAAAGTAAAGCATTCCCGTCTGCACGTTCGTCATTTTGTCTCCTGCCTTTTCTGTTCAATCTGGCGAATACCCGCCAGCTGGTTATTTGCTTTTTCAATAGCCGCTAGTAAGGGCGTGATCCACAAAACAGCCTGGCAATATGTCAGTTCGCCGGCGGCAGTGGAGCCAGAACTGGGCTTGTCAGATCCGCCGGTATTGGTGTGCACTGCGCTGGTACGTAGACTGTTCGTGTATTCGAGCAACCCGCCAGAAATATCAGCAGGCACAGGCATATCACACGTTTTTTCACGCTTGAGAATCGTTCGATATTCAATGGTTTTACCCTCTGTACTTGCATCTACCGCCCTGTTTTTGTCCTGAACATTGCCGCTGATCGTCCGAAAGGCAGCGATATTGTCCGCCTGCATCTGGATAACCCGTGCCTGCAACGTCACCTGACTTTCAGCCGTTTCAGCTCTGCTGGATGCCGAGCTATATCGATAGCCCAGCCCTGCGGCGATTGTGAGGCCGACGATTAGCAGAAGCATAATAATTGCCGCAGCGATAGATTCTGGTTTCACTTATCGATATCCCAACACGTCAGCGCGCTTTCCTGGTCACGTCGCTCAACCTGACCGTAACAGCCGTTTTTCTGGCCTTTTGTCAGCCGGCAGTCGCGGCCTCCGTCTTTAATCCACCAACGGATCGCTTCACACGCGCCTCTGCGGTCACCGGCATTGATTCGTTTGTAGAACGTAGCGGGGTAGCATTTACCAGGTCCGATGTTGTAGGGACAGAATGACGCGATACCGACTTTTTGCGGTGCCGTCAGAGGAACCTTGATATTCCGGTCTACCCACGCCAGCGCCTTGTCCCGCTCGATTGCATTTACCTGCTTACACTGCGCCTCAGTTGCTCTTTGCCCCTTAATGACGGGCTTGCCGTTGATGACCGTTACACCGTGGCACAATGACCACACACCACCAGGATCAACAACAGCCACCAGCGCATTACCTTCTTTCTCGCTGATGAACTGATCAAACAGCACTGGCGCTGAAGCACCAGCGGCAATTAGCGCCAGCATGGCCGCGCTGAGTTTTGCTTTAGTCGAAGCCATATTATTCTTCCGACAACTTGCCGCGGCGATACGCGAGCCATTTGAAGTAGATATTTACGAGAAAGGTCAAAGCCGTGAACACCAGACTGCCAATTACGCCAATGGCTGCCCACTGGCCGGGAGTGTATGAATCAAGCAGCTGCGAAAACCAATACGTAGCGCTGACCGTTGACGTCCCGTAGGTGATGACCTCGGAAACCCTGTGTGTCATTTTCATCGTTCCTTACCTCCCGGCCGGGATGGCTGATTTAAAAGTGGCAGGGACGATTTTGATAAGGATGGTGGTACTGGGCAAAAGCTGATCGTTTATCAGGATTTCTATCTTTTGATGGGGTGCTATAGTGATTTTGGGATTATCCCTATGGCAATGACTAAGGAATGACGAATGAAAAAAATAATTACTCTGTTACTGGTTGCAATGTTTGGCGTGATGTCCGTGTCAGCGATTGCTTGCCCGAAAGGCACCCATCCGCATGGCGGCACAGGCTCCCACCATAAAGGTGGTACCTGCTCTTAATCAGGTTTCAGAAACTACACACAAGGAAAAACATGAAAAAATTATTCGCAGTGTTATTTGTTATGCTCTCTTTGGGATCTGTAACGCAGGCGTACGCTGGAAACTGCCAGCATCCTGACGATACCGCTGCTGACGGTTCACGTTGTGGTGGTCGTTCGGCTGACTCTCGCCCGGGCGGGCAGTAATGATAAAGCCCACCATGTGGTGGGCTAATTCTTACCTCTAGCAACTTCATCTTTCAACCATTGTGGTGGTTCAGTACAACGATAATTTGATTGCATGGCCTCAATTACTAAACTTTTTGCTGAATTTACTCTCCGCTCAGGGTGCTGAGACAGATACATGAAAACGACATCACCATATGTCTGCAACCTTCCATTCGGTTCACAATATACCTGAGCACCAGCAGAGCCGAACGATTCGATATTGGCGGCTACATAGCCAAGAAATAAACCGCTATATAAGATATCGCTTTTTGTAGATGCTTTTATATCGTTTTTGCTTACATTCTTAAAACTCTTACCATAATCGTATAACTCCTCACCGTTATAAAATTCAGCGCGTGACACTAATGGGAGTGAAATTAGTAAAATGGAGATCATAATTTTAAGCATAATTATTTATATCCACCTTGATTGTATGTTATCTGCCAAGCATAAACTGAGAAGGTGGAATAATAAAGTCATTTCCCTGTTCCTCCTTCACACGTTGCTGATACCGCTGCAGAGAACCGGGTGACATCCATTCTCGCATCTGGTTCAGGATCAGAAAGTCCATCACCGGGCGCACCACATGCAGGTTCATGTACGGCGTGTGGTTTATCGCAAAGTTGAAGTAATCAGCTGCTTTTGCGTCTCCTTGTTTCGTCAGTCCAAAGAGGTTGATCAGCTGTGCAGCATCGGATGCAAAGGGACCAGCCAGCGACGTCGCCGGGGTATTTCCGAACCGGTTGTACTCCCCAAAGAGGAAATCCCCCAGAATACCCAGCCCACCGCCCTGCGCCATGGCTGCTGTCCATGTACTGACATTGTCGGAAGGGCGTGGGGTCTGGCCCCTAAGCATCAGCTTCGTCTGCATGGAGAGATAACCGAACGCCGTCGCCCACAGGAAAAGCTGAGCAATGCCCATCAGCTCACCGTTTCCATTACGCATCGCCCGGATCAGAGCGTTATTGCGAAAGGTATTATTCTGGCTTAGTGAACCAAAATCATAACCACGCCCGTAGAGCTCTCGACCGATCGCGTTCTGCATAAAGCTGGCTGTAAAAGATTTAAACTGCCATGCAAATCGCAGCATTTCGCCATAAGCGGTGCCGCGCTGCATACCTTGCTTCATGATCGACATTGTGCGCGCATCCGGTTCGTTCAGAGCTACGCCAACGCGATCGAGAATATAACCGCGGACCTTATCGGAAAGTAGATCCCGCGCATATTCTACCGAGCGGTCATTAATTTTTATCCCGCGGTTGGTGAGGTAATTTTCGATATCCGTGCGGGGGATATCCGCCACACCATCCGGCGTCATGTAGGCATTGCCATCTGCAGCGCGTAGTTTCATTTTGCTGAGCGCTGCCCACTCGTTTTCTTCAATACCATGCATCGACAGAACCCGGCGCAGATCTTCCGGCACATCACGGAATGATTTTCCAGCATGCGTGCCCATCCACTCAGAAACCATCATGCCGGTACTGTAGCGGCTGCTGTTAGTCCACCAACTTTGCAGGTTCAGCCGGAAATAATTGCGCATCGCGCGGTTAACTCGACCAGGCATCGAATTGTCAGCGCTGAAGCGATAAATTAGCTCGTCTTTCATCGCATCAGCATGTAACCCGATAGATTTAAGAACCTGCTGGCGTTCCGCATTTTTCCAGCGCGTCAGCTGCACTTTATTCGCCGTGGCTTCCCAGACAGAACCCAACATATTTCGTCCCTGATAGCGCATCTCCATAGCCTGTGTGGCTATATCGTTGAAAGAAGAAATCATTGATCCGCCCAGTTTCATCATGGTTTCTATCGCTCGGGTTGTTGCTGCTACGCGGGCGAGCGCGGCATTACCGGGAATATTTGTCTGGCCGGTTATTTCTTTCAGTTGATTAGTTAGTGAGGTGTTCCGCTTCTGCCGGAATTTATTTAATGCGGTGTCATCTTTCGCGCCTTTGTAGCGCTGTTCGATGCGATCAGCCAGCTCGTTAAACATGTTCTCAGGGTTAGTGCCCATCCGGCGCATCACACCTGTCGTTTCCGCTGAGTGAATCAGCCCGCTACCGACCGCCTCACGAAGGTTACCGACGCCGAATTTATCGTTATACCGGTACCAGGAAAGACCATCTTTGAAATGCAGCACTCGCTCCTGACTGGCCCGGCGAGCAACATTACTGCCGCCGCCCTTAAAGCCGCTCATCCAGTCCGGTCGGTCAGAACGTAGGTGAACACCTGAAGACAGTCCAACGTAGACATTATGCAGAAAGTCATCAATGACCGCCTGTGATGGTGACAGTCCTCCCGGCGCTGCCGGGTCAAAGCGCGGCGTCCGCCCGGCTACGCTCACCCACTCTCCGCCATCGTTCCGGAAACCGACGATATCACCGAGATCGATATCCTGCCCGTTAGCCAGCAAATCCCCTTTACGGAAATTCGCCCTGACCACTTGCCCGTTACCGCGCATGAGATCGACATTTTCACTGGCGACACCTTTAATGTAAAAACGACCATCCGCCCGCTGCGCCAGCGCACCAATATTTTCCGGTTTTAACGGTTTTGCCGGCCGCGCGCGCCCATAAATCTGTTCTTCCGTCATAGCTACCGCTTTGCGTACCGATACGCCATTCTGACCGTTAATGTCCAGACCTTCGAAAGTACGCGGGTCAAGCTCCGGAAGTATGGCATCGCGCCAGGATTCAAAGCCAGCGGTGCGGATTTTATGGATATCGTGGGACTGCCGCGCGATATAACCCGGTATTTTTCCGATAGCGGCGCCGGCGCGGTTGGCGTCGATACGAGCCTTTTCCTGCCATTTATCAAGAATGCGCGCAATTTTTATCGCATCCTCTGGGAGATGGCTTACATCCTGCTTATTGCCCAGGCGCCACATGGCATCTGCCACACTTTGATCAAGAGAGCCATTGGAAAAAACAGGCAGCACGCCCTGCTCTTCCAGATCATTCGCCAGTCCAGAAATATAATGATCACGCAGCTGACGCATGTTGTTAAATGCGCTGTCGCGGGAACCGGATACCGCCTCATTGCGCCCAACCATAATCGCGGATAAAGCCAGGTCCGGGCGCCCACCAAAAGCATCTATGCGCTGAAGATTTTCATGCAGCAGACGCATATTTATTACCCGGTTCCGGGCCTCAATATGCTTAGCCAGGGCATCATCACGCGCAATTTCATCAGCAGCACGGAGTGCCGCCTCTTCGAGAGAGAGACCTTCATTTTCGGCGCGTATGCGGGAAACCGTTGATTCCATCCGTGATACCAGGTCCTGCATTTCATCTTCAGCCAGTTGCCGCCCGGCGGCCGTGTTTACTGCTTGCTCGCAGGCCGTTAAAAATTCACCCTGTGCCATTAAATCGCTCTCCTCAACATACATGCGGCAAATGCCCGCGCCGCCTGGGTAAAACTCTGGTCCCCTGCCGCTGCGTTAATTTCCGCAAGGTGGGCGTTAATTTCTGCCTGATTTTCCAGACCGTTAAAATGTGCTTGGGCTAATTCCATTTCAGATTGAAGGTCTTCCTGCGCTGCCCGTAGTTCGTCGTCTCCGCGCTGCTGGATGGTTCTCTCTGCATCTGCGCTGGCTGTACGCGCAGCCGCATCAGAATGCCGCTGGTTATCAGCCTGATTATTCAGGCGATTCAGTGCGGCGTTCCTTTCCGCAGGATCGGCAAGACGAAAGAAATCTTCAATATCAGGAGAATATCCATCCGCAGCCTGGCGGATAGCAGAGCGAAAAGCATTTTGCCGGACAAAGATATTCGACTCGTTGAAGCGTTCTGCCGCTGTTTTCACACCGCCGGCAATCGGTGAAACCTGAAGCCCCTGTTTAATTTGTGCAGACCGACCAGCAATCAAATCCGCGAAATCCTCCGGGATCTCTCCATGATCAAGCTGGCGTAATTTACCTCTGGCAACTTCTGCATCACGATTAGAAGCCAGTTCATCGCGCAGACGTGCGTTTGTTTCTTCGGTCTGCTGGCGCCATGCATCAACATCTTTTCGCGCCCGGGACTCTGCTTGCTTGCGCGTCATGCGTTGGCCCTGATACTGCTTTGATAAATCCCGGAAACGCTGCTCTTCCTGCTGTACGGCTAACTCACTTTCACGAATCTGACGGTTAATTTCCCCCACTCTGGGTGACTGACCGTCAAGCTGTGCGGCTAAAGATTCGCGGTAAGGTTGAATATTTTCATTCCAGGCTCGCGAATACGCATAATCATCGACTCTGCTGTTAATGGTTCTTGCGAGATCTGTTTGTGCATCAGCAAAACTATCTTTAAAAGCCGGGGTGTTATCCGGCGATAATCCTGCGGAACTCACTGCATCTGCCTGTCCTGCGGGCGCAGCGTCAGTAACCGCCTGTGGGTTATCCTGTTGTAAACCCCGCTGACGCCTGGCGGCAATAGAATCACGAACGGCACCGCCAAAGGCATGCAGGCCGCCGCCGGCTATCGTGTTCATGAAGAAGTTTTCCACCGCCTGCCCGAGGGTGTAATCATCTCCTTCAGATGCTGACGCCAGGGCATTAATAGGTTCAGCAACCAGAGACTGGACGGCGCCAGCACTGGCGCCCTGTACAAATCGCTGAGCAAACCTACCGGCTACGCTGGCAGCCTTCACCTCTCCCAACCCGGGAACAAACCCCAGAGCAAGATTCCCCGGATCCGTCATTGCCCCAGCCAGACCGGCAGTAAAAATAAGAGGTGTGGCCACACCAGAAGGGGCAGATTGCAATATAGCCCTTCTCTCCTGTGTTGCGCGATTTGTCTCAGTTACATGGTCCAGATATGCCTGTGTTACTCCCTGTTCGGGAACTTTGATATTTTTTATGCCCAGTGCGTCAAACTTTTGCTGAGCCGTTTGCTGATCAACCAATGTAGACGTTGGATCATTCGCATAGGATTCAGATACTAAAAAGCGATTCCCGGCGTTAGCTGGACCCGACAGCATCCCTTCTGAAAACGCAGCGCCCAGCGCCTGACCGAAACCACTATCGTAATTACTTCCCGGTTGCTGCAGGCCAGAGCCAGCATCACCATCATCAACGAATATTGGCATTGGTATCCCTCATTCCTTCAGCAAAAGAAGCACCACTTTGTGATTGGCCGCCATAAGTTTCCCGCAGCCCCTGAAGTTTCTGCGCGCGCGCATCGCGTTCAGTTCCCGGTATGTATGGTGTTTCCCGAGAGCCGAATTTTTTAACACTCTGCCACCAGGAGGGATCAGCTTTCGCTATTTTGTCGAGTTCGGCAAAGCTGGCAGTAATCGGATTGCCGGCGGCATCATTCTGCACGTTGTTTCCCAGATACAGCACCAGTCCAGAATCATCCGAGTTATTCACCCAGTGAGCGTTATTTCTCACCTCATAAAGCGTTTGTGATCTGGTGAATTCATCGGGCGTTTTACTCCCGAAATTAAGAGGCTGAAGCTGATCTGCTGTCAGCTTCTCTTTAAATAAGCTTGCGCCGCGGGCGATATAATCCGGTTGATAGCCAAGATACGTAGGAACGCGGTACGTATCGTTGACAGTATATTGACTAGTGAACATATCGGCAGCGGCCTGCTTTGCCGCAGCGCCGGCATCCATTCCACGCAACACGTTGATCATCGTCAGCCGCTGACCCTGTTCGTCCAACGTTGACCAACTGCCAGCGCCTCCAGGCTGTACCAACATTGTCTGGCGAAATTCGGCTGACGCATCGGCCCATTCTTGCGCTACTGAGGTATCCGACCCTTTCCCTTTTTTCGCAATCACGGACTCTTTCAGGCTTGCCGTTGACGTGTTTCTTTCCTGCCACAGCGGTACACTTGCCCGTGGATTTCCGGCTGATAATGCCCCAACCAGAGGTCCGTTTTTACTCTGCCCCATAATCTGTCGGCCGACTGCCTGAGAATATGGCCCAAAAGCGTTCAGCTGCTGCCTGATGGATTCAACCGTTGTTTCTTTGTTGTTGTTGAATCCTTCGGCCATAGCCTGGGCTATTGAGTCAGGCAACACCTTCTGACTGTTGATCCCAAATCGATTTTTCTCTGATTGCACCGACGCTATAAACGATTGCGCCATAACTGGATCAGAGGGGTTTTGTTGCCATGAGACATAAGCCTGCTGCACCAGTGGTGAGTTTTTCATAAACCACGCGCCAGGATCACTTTTGCGCTGTTGAGTTACCTGCTGCAACTGGGCGGTAGCTTTCTGGTACAAAGACAACTTGCGTTCAAAATCCGGGTCGTTAGGTTGCGGGTAAAGCGCCTGAACGCTCTGCTGCGCCATCGCGACGGGTTGGGTCATTATCGTGTTATAGGTCGGCACAAGCGCCTTTGTCGCCTCGTATTCATCGTACTGACGGTTGAACTGTTCAAGTTGCTGAGGGTCCGCACCCTGCGGCAGGTAAGACAAATATTCCTGCCTTGTGACATCACGGGTTGGCATGATTCCGTTCTGCATCTGGGCCATGTTATTTTGCATGGTGTCCTGCAGATTCTGCATGCCATACGCACGCTGTCGGTTTACCTCTGCCGATACCTGACCTAAAAACTGGCTTTTCTGCTCAGGACTCGCATTCTGATACCAGGGCATTTTCTGGATCTGAGATAACTCAGCTTCCGGCGGCAGGGATTGCGCACGGCTTAACACACTCATGGTGTAATTGCGGGTCTCACTGAAAGGTATTCCGGAAATGAATTGGTCGTTGGTAATCTCGCCTTTATTGGGATCACCTAAACGAAGCAAGGCGGGGTTTTTCCCTGCGTTATTCGTGCCATTAATCCAGTCATCTACTGCGCCCGGACCCGCGTTATATGCAGCCACTGCCAGCGCCTGGTTACCACCGTATTTTTTGGAAAGGTCCTGATGATATAGCTGACCTATCTGCATGTTGTAGCTGGCGTCGGACATAAAACGCTGAGGGTCCCATTGAATACCGTGTTTTTTTGCGGTTTCTTCGGCGGTTGCAGGTAGAACCTGAGCTATACCCATTGCGCCTGCTGGCGACGTCAACGTACCTCCATTTCCGTTAAACTGCCGACCGCCAGATTCTGCAGGGATCATCGCTGAGAAGACTTTGTCAGATGAAAGGTCACCAGGGGTGAAAGTAGTTGGTGATGTCAGTTGTTTGGTCCGCCAGTCAGCAATGTATGCCTGCGTGGCGTTCTGAGACATCTGCTGATCAAGACGGGCGATCCGCCCGTTAATTTCATCCTCAGACTGACCATTTGCCGCGCCGAAGGTATGAATTGCATCTATGGCCTTTGCCCTGGTAACCGCATAATTTCCCGGATCGCTGCGATAAGTTTCGGCATCATGAACGGCCATCTGCAGACGCCCGTCCAGTTGCCCGCGGCTGTAATCCTGGAATTGCTGATATTCGTGCGAATCTGCAGAACTCTGCAGTTGAAGGCGGGTAGCGACAACCTGGCGGTTCCAGTCATCGCGTCTCCCTTCCGGGATTGTCTGCCCCAGCGTACCTGCTGCCTGATCATACTGCTGTAGGGCATCGTCAGATGAACCAATGGCATTCTGCCCTTGTTTCTGCCTGACCTGATTAAACAGATTATATTTGATGGTATCCAGTTTCAGCGCACCGTCCTGTAGTGCCGTATCTGAAACCTGGCGGGTAATGGACGCTGTTGCCCTGGCGGCGGCATCCGCACCAGCATTCAGCATTTGCTGATCGGCTGTGTTATTGGGTAAGTCCACCGGCGCGGTGCCAAGCCCTTGCGTCGTCACCTGTCGATCGTAAAAAGGTAAGTTAGGCATTTTCGCGTCCTATTTTTGTCCGTACTTTGCGCCAAGGAACGTGCTACTAATTTGCGCCCCCGCCCCGAGGTAGCCCAGCAACCCAGGCCGTGCCGCTTTCGACTGCTGGCGCATAGCGCTAGCCTGATTCTTCAGTGCATCAGACTGGAGAATGCCCTCGTTAGCAACGGCGTTTGCGTCTTCCTGGATATTAAGTGCGGTCTGCCGGCGCAGCAGCGCATTCGTGCCACCAAAGCCGGTACCGCTCGCGGCAATGCGTGCATCCTGATCTCCCTGAAACTGAGCACCGCGGCGGCGGATAAGCGCCGACTGCTGGCCGGCATTTAAAATGGCCTGGTTCGCCTGCTGGTCAAGCAGCTGCGCGTTGGTGTTCAGATTGCTGGATTGCTGTCGCGCGCTGCTGAGTGATGAGAATGCGTTTAACGCAGAGCTTGAGGTTTGCGCTATTGGCGCTGCATTATTTTTGAGACTATCGCCGACCGTCTGCCAGTTTACAGAATCCATAAATCACCTCGTTATCGCCCACAGGGTTGAATCCTCGCCCCGGTGGTTAAACTTCTTCAGACACCCTTCACAGTGCATACCCAACATCGCCAGCATGCGTTCACCTTCCGGGAAGGTTGTGCTTGCCTCTATGCGGTGATAGCGTGCCAGAGCCCTCTGTAACTCACGGCGTGTTACCCTGAATATCTCCGGCCAAAGGTGCGTAATGCCGTCGGAAATGATCATCCAGGCCTGTGCGACCCCCGTCTCAAAGACCAGCCCATATTTCTCCATTGGGATGAAACCGCCGATCGCCACCGGCTGACCAGCATGCAAAATTGTGAACGCTCCAACCTCAGCAATGTTTTCAGCGTGTTGTTCAGTTTTGATACAGTCGATTTGGTGAGGCTGCGGCTTAATGGCTGCAAGGTGCCATGGTTCAAATGGGACGATCATTAGCCCCCCAGTAACGTTTTCTGGCCAGATGAGTTTACAGATGAACCTGATGCCCCTGTGACATTCCCCTGATTCCCCTGACGCTGGCGGCGCCGTAAAAGATCATCCGATTCGGCAATCGAGGCATCCTGAGTAACCTGAGCGCTGGGTTTAATCGTGGGCTTTTTACCACTTTGAGTTGCGGAGTAGACTCCAGCCCCTGCAGAAATAACGGCGGCGCCCGCCATTGCCCAGGAAGCCGGATCCGCCTCTAATGTGAATTTGCGTTTATAAAGCATAATTACCTCACGATAGAAAATAATCTGGCGTCACAGCCAGGCTGATAATTGCGAATAATAGCGTCCTGCTGGTAACTGAGCATTTTTGCAACGCGCGCAGATAAGTTATCGATACAGACGCATTCCACTCGATGATTTTCGGTCAAAGCAATTTCAGTAAATCGCCTGGCAGCACGGTAAATATGGATGGGGAATAACTCCGCGCCGGGGGCCGTGTTTAACCAGAGCCTTACCCGGCCAGGCGCTATCTGGATAGCCCCGCCCGTGGCGAGTGTTTTTTGCCCGTATTCCATCGCAAAAGACGGGAAAGATACCAATGCCTCAACAGCTTTCTGCGGTAATGAGTTCTGGAATATTTCATTTAGATGGAACTCCTCAAGGCGGACTATTACTGGTTCAGTCATCTTCCATTTCTCCCACTGGATCGATGCTGACGATGGTCATTGGTTGCGGAAGATCCTGAACAATGCGAATAGAACCGTTTTCATTGAACTCGCCCGGCCACGGAACGGTAACCACACCATTAAACAGCGGTGGCGCTTCATCCATATTGTCGGAATAATCCCGGGCGCGAAGTTTATCCAGATACTTGCCGCCATCATCGCCGAACTTACCGCCCAGCGTATCGAGGAAACGCAGCCGTGCTTTGGCAAAGCGTTTAATGCCACCTTCCAGCGGCAGGGTAACGATTTCAGCCGCATTGTTGAGGCCGACATGCACCACCGATGATTCCCAGTCGAGCGTTATTTTTCCTTCACTCACCTGCCGCGATACGTGCGTCGCACCATCGGTTACCACGGCAACGGTTTGCCCTTCCAGGAACTCAAGACCGGATATAACGGTTGTTGCTTCACCGCTATACGTCGCCATGCAATCCAGCACCCGCGCCCATTCCTGAGTGATAAACGCGCTGTCAAATTCCGGCAGCATGTATTCCAGATAGCGTACAGTCGCGCCGTTTATTGTTCGCCTTACCACCATCCACAGCTCATCGCGGCCGCCGTCGATATCCGGAATAACCTTGATGCTTTCCACAGCCCCGCCGATGTCGTGCTCATGCCATCCAGTGATGTTCTGTTCGGCATCATACGTCAGGCCCAGCAGGCGACCTTCCGTCAGCAAAGCCCAAAGGATTCGGTTGGGCTCCTGCTGGTACGCCAGCGCGATAATTTCAGAGGTGAAAAGGTGAGGAGCTAAAATACAAGAATTTGTCGCGGAAAATGAATCGCTGCTGGAATCGTAGGCGGCAATCATCACCTTGCGCCCGGCGCGTTGCACAAACGCGACGCGGTCAAAAAGACGTTCTGCCTGCACCTCATTACTTCCGATCGTGCTGTTCAGCTCAACCTTTGTGTTCCCGGCCCCAAAAACGGAAGTCAGGCTTTGCTCGCCATAGGAAAACTCATACCCAGCAGTCCCTATAAATATTTTCCCAGCCGATGCCACAAGCCATTGCATTGTGTCCTGAGTGTCGTCGATTCTGTCGTTAATAGAGTCATCGCTTTCAGCTTCATATCCGTTTGTCATTGGGCTGTAGTTCTGAGGATCACCCGCTACGCTTGACCATATTTTTTGCCGCCCTGCGAATACCAGACGCCCACGGAAAAAAGCCGCAAACTGGGGATAGCGAAGAACATCCGACCAATCTCCGAAAGCGTATTTATACGTTTTCCCGACCGTGTTTCTCACACTGGGCGGTAATTCAGTAACGATTTTTCCGGTTGCGGAGGTGGGGCTGCTAACTGCTGTTATCTCGACAATTCCCCAGCCACCACCAGAATATCGCCAGAGAGATGCATCTCCGCCGCTACCATCACGATGCGCGCCAGCTGTCCATGTGGGTTGTGTGTTACCCGTCTTTGTACCGTCCATATCTTCATAATATTTGCCATCTGAGCGACAGAACACACCAGCTGAGAATGTTTCTGTCGTGCTGGCAGCCCACGCAGGAATGTAACCGCTATGCCCGGTTGCGTCGTCCACAGCATCAGTACTGGCCTCGATATAAAAAAGGCTTCCAACATGCGCAGCTTCGAAAATATCAGTATTAGATGTGATATTGCAGAGGTTGGTTGTTGTTGGGGTGCCATCAGGCAAATCGTTTCCATCCTCGGACCAGATCCTAAATTGATCGGTATAAACGACGCTGGATTTATCAGAGTTTATATCTGCGAACGGTCCGCCGGAAAATTTTGCTTCTGACAAACTCCAGTTTGTATTTGTGTTTCGCGTCAGCTTATAAACCGGGTAAATACCGTTGGTGCATGTGATATAAATCACGTCTGCCGATTGCTGCAGCGATAAACCAAATTTCCCATTGCGCGTTAAATCTCCACCCCCCCAAGGGGTCGAAACTTCCAGAATATTATTATCGTCGTCCAGGAGCTGCGCATGGTTAAACCAGAAACGAATATATTCCGGTCCAAATTCCAGAATAAAAGCCTCTGTAGTGCTGAATTGAAATGAGGCCAACCAGACACGCGCACTGCTGTCCTTCACTGTTCCGGCGTATTGCGTACCTCCGCGGCGTCGAGCTGGCCCCTGTGGTAGTGGTATGAAGTTTTTCATGGACTTGACGGCGCTGGCCCATTTATCAAAATCCACCTGTCCATACATTACCGGCGAAAGTATGCCGGCATTGAAGCTGCGTTTTGTGGGGCGGATTTTTGCCATTACAAACGAGCCTCCATCCATGTTGAGGGAGGGAATTTTTCGCTGGGCTTCTCTATGGCGTTAGCTCGCACTGCGCCGGAGATAATCATCTGAAATTCATCGAGCAATGACGATTTCAACGTGTCTTTCCCAGTCACCGCCTTACAGGAACGGATCGCCAGCATACACGCCAGCGCATCAACAAAGGTGGAATCGAACTTAGACGCATCGGTCACCCTGACCCGATAGCGCAGGCTTAACGGCGGCGGTAAGTTCGTAAGCAACTCCCGCCCCTCTATTCGATATTCAGCAGTTACCAGGCGCGGATCGTATTCGGTGAAATCGTGGCCGTAGTACACATCCCCCACCGACACCAGCACCATTAAATCAACAGGCAACTGATAGACGTATTGATAGTCAATGACAGGCGTTTTATTTAGCGGGGTAAGCTGGACGCTACGAGCACAAAAATTCCACGCATATTCGCGCTGTAATTTTTCAAGGAGTGGGGTGTAAATCAGGTTCATCACGCGCGTGTTTTTATCCTGTTCATCTCGATCCATGAGATGATCGGATCCCAGGAAGGAAACTAGCGCCAGATTCATGATATCTGTCTGACCGGTCATCATAATACCTCATAAAAAAGCAGGGGCCGTAGCCCCTGAAAAACGCACTCACTCCACCCTAATTAAGCATTGCTGAGATTAAGCGAGGCAAACTCGACGTTATTTGCGTAAGAACGCCAAGTCTGAGCATCTTTCGTGATGAACGCATCTACTGCGCCCGCGGTGAAAGGCCCTGTTGCCACGGTGTATTGCAGGCTTAAAAAACGCTTATAGTCGGCCGAAGGCAACGCCACGACAACCGCAGGCTTTCCAGCCTTGAGGGTTGCCAGTGCTTTTGCCGTGGTCGAAAAAATCACAGTAGGTGTGTCGCTTTTGTCCTCGTTGGCATAAGCGCGCAACTCAATCGCGAGCGTCGCCGCCCCTGCGGCCGCGAACGTCACCGACGGAATCACAACCAGAAAAGTTGGCTCGCCTGCGCCCGCATCAATCACAGTGTTGAAATTAAACGCCGGATTGAAATCGATGATATTCGTGCTGCCTGTCGAGGCGGTGATCACCTGGGAGTCAGAAAATTCAAGCTGGGCATCTACAAACATGGTTATCTCCTGAAAAAGTAAACCGGAAAATCGCCCCGTTAAGAGGCGACGACCTGATCTTCCCCGATTTTTAACTGGTCAACCCGGCGTACCGGAACCTCGCCGAAGAACATAACGCGACGTCCGCCAGCCATTTCCATGGTTAGGGTTGAGTTTTTCACGGCATCTACCAGCTGCAGGCGCAGCATCGCGCGCAGTGTGCGGTTCATGTAGTACGCAGGGCTCACGCCTACCAGTGACTGAATGCGCTCTTCAGCGATAGCCATCAGTTTGATGAGGTTTGCACCCGCATTAGCGTTAGTGCGCAGAGCGGTAACATCAATGTTTGCGATGCGGACGACATAGCGCCAGTCATGCAGCGCAATACCGAGATCCCAGGTGTAAAGGTCCATCAGCGCCCGGAAACGGTTGCCATCATCATCAAAGGCGTCACCTTCACCCAGATCACGGTGTGTCAGACCAGCTTTAGAACCTTTCGGGAAAATTCCGTAGACTTTGTCTGGCGCCCACCCGATGAGGTAAATCGAGGTGAGATTCGCACCGGTACCGCCAGCGTCGATGATGTTGTCGGCATTGGGCGCAGACAAATCGCTGAAGCGTGGAGCAATGCCCAGGAATGCCTCCGGTTGCCCAACAAGCGTACCGTTAAGCATCTGGAATTGAGCCTTCTGATTCATCGCTTCCATGAACGGTTTGGACTGGTTGAATCGGAAGCCCGCGGTATTACCATTCAGGTTCGCAACACGAACATCAACCTGAGAGCGCGCCTCAAGCAAGCCGGTGGTTTCATCGACCTGCGCGGTAGTTGCCTTGCTTTCCGGAATACCTTTGTTCAGCTTGCGCCAGTACACAGCAGGTAAACCAGTACGGGTTGTGATGCGCGTTCCGGTTGGTAGGTTGCCTTCATAAAACGGGCAATCCCACAACATTTCGTTGTCCTGGTCCAGGACCTCGGCGACGTTCGCAGAGGTGCCATCGGGATCGAGCAACTTTGCAGCGTCCCAGAGAGTCGGTAAGCCGGTAAGTGTTGGCATTTAAAACTCCTTATTGCATGTTCGGCCACATGCGGTGAGCAATGTCTTTTTCTGCTGCATTGCCCGGCGCTGCGCCAGTAACTGTTTTGTCTTCACCCAGCGCTTTACCGATCGCCAGGACTGCATTTACAAGGTCGGGATCATTAAGCAGACCCGCGCTATTGAATTTTTCAATCACCGCGTCAGGGAAGAATCGTTGCACCGCGTTCTGAAGAATCGCCGTATTTGCCTCAACCTCACTTCCCCAGGACTTAATAACCTTTTCCCGGTTAGCGGTATTTTGATTAGCAATATTTTCCTGGGCACTTTTTTGCTGTCCGGCGGCATATTCGTTGAATTTATTAATTACCGTTTCGGCCTGTTTTTTATTCAGTCCGCTTTCATGCATCCAGCCCAGAGCTGTGTTCAAAAACGTGCCGTCTACACCATCGGGGGCTTTAAGACCGTAATCTTCAATTTTTTCCGGGCGGCCGAGTTTAGAGTAAAGGTCCTGCCATCCTTTTTCGTCGCCATCGTCAGGCAGTTTTTCGATAAAAGCCGCTGCCCCCTGCTTCTGCGGTTGTTGGCCTGCTTGCTGACCTGCAGGTTCGCCGGGGTTGAGAAGGCTAGCCGGGGGATGTTGCCCTTGTTGCTGCTCCGCAGGTTCGCTGGCGGCCGGCGCACCACCCTCTCCACCCTCACCCGCTACATCCATCAGACGGCGCAGCATCAAACGTTCAAACAGATTCATTATTGTCGTCCTCGTTAAGTTCGTTCATCTCTTCGGCGATCATTGCGGCAATATCAGATTGCGACAGGCCGAGATAGTGGTTTATGTGCAGAAAAACTTCCCGGCGCCCTTCCGAAACAAATACGGCGTATGGGTCGGTTTGCTGGGTCGTTGGTGAAATAGCAACACTCGAAGAATTGACGTGGCAGAGTTTCGCCAGCAGCCGGATGACAATTTTTTGTTCCGGCGTCATATTCCCTGGCATGCCGAAGACGGACTGGAACGCCCGCGCACGGTTCAGTGTGAGCCACAGGCTTTTTAGGCGGTTCATCATCCCCCCTGAAGTGCCGGCGACGGCGCTGGAGTTTGTGCTATCTGGTTGGCCTGGGCGAAATCTTTAGCCGCGGTGGCTGCCACCGGCGCTGCAGCAAGTAACTGCTGTAGTTGCAGCTGCTGCTGATCTGCGGCATCCTGCGCAGCCATTTCGTCTTCGGTTTTAACCACCTGCAGAGGTGCGCCACTGGCTTTAGCAATAAAGCGCAATGCAGCGTCTCCATTCAGCGTGCGGGCGATGTTCTGGTCAAACTGCCCGATAGTGCCGGCAGCGTTTACAACGTTCATAATCCCGCTTGCCTCTTCACTCATCTGCAGACGTACCAGCGGGCTGGTGTATTCGATATCGTATTCGCTACCAGCTTCTTTCAGCTGTTCCGGTGGATCCGGCAGCAGCCCATTCTGATAAGCAATATCAATTTCCCGCAGGATCAACGTCCCAAGAAACTCAGCCTGAATACGCCCGGCGGTAGGAGCCAGCAGTTGGCCCTTCTCCTGCGCGCGCAGCATAGCTTCTGTAGCGGTCATTTGCGGGTTATCAACGAGGATCTGGAACAGCGTGATAAAAAAACCGTCGTTGATAGTCTGGCGTTTTTGTTCTGCCAGTGTCATCGCAACGCTGAAATCGGTCGCGGTATTCAAAGGTACAGCCAGCGGTTTACCATCCCGGTTCATTCCGCCGAAGTTCAACGCACCAGGCATCATTTTGAACGGTTGCAGTATGCCGTCTTCCGGAAGCAGCATCGGCGGACGAACGGCCATCTGTGCCCCCTCGATGATGGCGCGGTTTATTTCGTTCAGCAGCTTGATATCCGGCAGCACAACCATCGCAGGCGAGCGGCCGTATACCTCACCCGGCGCGGTGTAATAACGGCTTATTGCATAAGGCTGCGACCAGTACCCGCCCTCTTGCACAATCTTGCTTCCCTCCAGGCAAATATGCACAGACCGGAAGGGCATGCCCTCTTTGTCCTGTCGTGACATGTCACGTTTATCATTTGGCTCGACGCGATGTAGGAAGTTGAATTGCTTTGACGGGTCGCTCTTCGCGGTTGTTCTTACCTGTTCAGGGAGGCTTTCTTCACCAAATTGCTGAATAGCCTGGCGGCCAGTCATGCAATATTTTCGGTGGACGATATCGATCATCCCCTGAAAATTTTCAGTGAAATAGATTTCGCGTAAATGGTATGTGCAATAACGCGGGCCTTTTCCTACCACGTTATCAACAAACGTGCAGCCGGTCCCGAATGCACCAGAAGAAATATAATGCTCATGAGATTGCGAAGCGAAATTGGCCCACGGCGCATAGCGGAGCCGAAAGAGAATATCGCGCACTTCCTGGAAATAACGCTGCACCTCTTCATCGTCAGCGAATTTTTCATTGCTGAGAGTGTGCCACTTCTGCGTTCTCGGGGTGATAACTGACTCAATGGCTGCACCAAACTTTTGCAGGGCCAGCGCGCCGGTAGCGTCGATCGCTTTCTCAGTGCGCTTACCGCCCTTCTGTCGCGTTCCTTTAAACTCTGCGCTACGTGGGAGAATGCGCTCGGCTATTTCCTGCCAGTGCTGCTCGAATACAGAGCGCTCGGTTTCCATGCTCTTTTGCTCGCGCAGGATCCGACCGATACGCTCTGATTCGCTTTCCTGTGTTTTTGTGTTGGACATCAGTTATCCCCGTACAGATCCCAATCGGAATCAGCGTAAAACTGCTGACTGTGTCCGGGTGGGTTATAAGGATCGTAATTGGACTGGGCAAATTGCTGTGTTGTTTGTCGGTTTCCGCTACGCAATGACTTGCTGCCCACGGCGCCATAGCGGAACGAATCGGAACCGTGAGACGTCCAGTTATGCAGCGGAGTAGTCTTATACATTTTGCGAGTGTCGTCCCACTCTTTTTGATACTGCCCCAGAGCCTCCAGGCCTTTTTCGCATTTGGTCTTATCGAACCAGCAGGATCGCAGCATCATGCGTACCTCGCTGATACCATCATCAACCGATGTGGCCGGCAGGACCTTGCAGCGGATCCCCAACTTGCCCAGCGTCTCTTCGCGTGATGCGCCGGTGCTTAGCTCTCGGGCGCGAACATCGTGTGGGAAGAAGTGACGCTCGGCGTAGGTGTAAGGTTTCTCGCGCAATATTTTTACGTAATGCTCCAGGCCAACGCCGGAGGATTCGTAATAATCGATGACACGTACTTCTTTGCCGATAAACTGGAAAAACCAGATAGCCGTTGCGTCTCCAATGCCCAGGTCCCATGACGTGTAAACTTCATACTGGGGATCCCACGGCACATTTCCTATTTGCCCGGCCTTCTCCAGTCCAACAAGGATCGATGAGTAATAGGCGCCGGGTATCGCAGCGTTCCAGTCACACATGTATTCCTGATTGAACAGCGCCTGCCCCTCTTCTTCCCCGCGCTCTACCTGCATCTCGCGCAACTCCTGAGAGAGTGTTTCCGGTGGGATATGCAGCGTAATGTCAGCGCTTAAATGGTCACAAAACCAGTTGTCAGGATCCTTTAACCCGCCCTGGAACATTTTGTAGAAATGGTTTTTTCCGCGTGGAGTGGAGACAAAAAACGCCCAGCCGCCGTTATCAGCCAGTATCGGCCGCAAAAATGCCCACGCAGATGGGTTACTTAGTGCCCATTCTGAGAAAACAATCCCCACATGACCGGAACCAATTAGCGCGCCATAGTTGTCGCTGCCGACGGCCTGCCAGGTGGAGCCGTTGATGAACTCGATCATCATCTCGTTATCGAGCGTTTTTCTTCTCAGCTCATGAGGAAAAGCCTCATCGATACGCAGACGCCCAGTTCTCGGGTTAACCGCCTTCCAGATAGCCTTTCTTACCTGGTTCGCCTGCGGCAGGCAGTGGGCATAGTTCCCGACACGCTCGAATGCCTTACATGCTGTCATGTGCAGGCTGAAATCGTCTTTCCCGTAACGGCGAGGCCAGCACAAAGCAGCTCTTTTTTTCCCTTCCTGAATTGCAGCCCATGCCCGGCGCTGGTGAGGGCGTGGTGTCCAGTTATTTGCGGGTAGGGTTATTTCTGCCATTTATTCACACTCTATTCACTATGGACGATAAAAAGGCGGTATTTTTTCCATTTCACCGATTTACCAGGCAATAAAAACGCCTGGTTATTCTTTTTCGCGGAAATGTTTCACCTTCACAGTCACTTCCAGGTCACCTTCAACAGATTTTTTCTCTACCAGCCCAAGTTCGCGGGCAATGATATTTGCGTTAAGCAGATCAGCGGCAGCGCCAGAAAATTTCTGCTCGTAAATCAGCCTTTCGACTCGCGTAGTGATTACCGAAAAACCTTTCTTCGTCCTGTACTGATCCCAGGTGCTATCTGCAATATCCAGAAATATGCAGAGCCCTGAAATGGTCATTGCGCGCATTTTCGGGAGGCGAGCTTTAGTGATCGTTCCCTGAAAGCTGAATGCCTTTGTTTCCCACAGTGGGTGTTTTTCCACCCAGTCGAAATATTCACAACAGGCCTCCCACAAGATATCGGGGTCAGTGAATTTTGGGTTTCTCCCGTGCTTGCTGCGTGCCTGCCAGAATTTATTGCCTTTTGGCGCTGCCATATCTCATCACTCCGTGTTGCGGCGGGTATATTTCCGTTTTTGGGGGATTTCTTCGGGATCGTTTTTTGGATCTTCGATTTTTTCCGCCTGCGGTTTTTCTTCCGGATAAAGCGACAGGAATGCATCCACAACAGAAATGACGATATCCTTAGCCGCCTGCTTTCCGTCAGCGCCGCCGGGCCAGCTGAAATTGTTAGCCAGAACAGCGCCAGCGCTTTTGACGATTTCCACCTGAATATCGGTGTCTAACTCATGCAGTTTTTTCAACGTCAGTTTCCTCAGAGGTAAGGCTCATAGCGGCCATCATGATTTTCAGTTCAGGGGCGTCGCCGTTTTTTACTGCGCGTAAAATCACACGGTCAGAATTGCCGTTCGCGTATGCAGCTGCGCCGTACATTGCTGTATTGAGGTGCGCTTTAAGGAAGCGAGCTTTCATAAGCGCCAGGAGTTTTTCAGCTTCTTCGTCATTAAGGGTGATCATTGGTCTCTCCACTTTGGTACTTTCGGTCAAGGCCATCAGAGGAGATGGCCTTTGCAGAAATTACTCAACGATGTTCCAGTCTTCAGCCAGAATATCGGTCTGGCTCGCCAGCCATCCGGTGACCGTAGAACCATCTGCTGAACACATGTTGATATTTGGCAGGCGGGTGACAACATCGCCTTCGTAGGCATCGAAGAATGAAATGCTGACGCCCTGAATGTGTGAAACAGGCGGCTCACCTGCAAATGCACCGCGATTAAGCCACAAGTGCATTCCTTTTCCGTTCCACCCAGCCCGAGCGACGCACTTACCAAGCTTCAGCGCTTCAATAGCGAGACCAAAACTCAGGCCAGAAACTGGGCGATATGCATTATCGAAAATGTCTTTCGGCGACCATGAGATATAGCCGTCAAAGCGATCAGTGTTGGGCTTACCACCATCAAGGTATTCGACCAGATAGCCTTCATCAGCACCGTTCTCGTCGGCAGGAAGTTGCCAGCCGCGAAAATCGTTATAAGCCAGGCGGGTCATAGGGAACGCATTAATTAATTTGACGCCAATATGTTTAGTCATTGGTCTTTCCTCATTAGTGGGGTGTGAGTGCTTTTACTACTTATTTCCACTGCAGTGCGTAGCCGCCATCAGAAAAGGCTTTACGCAGCTTCCCGATCACTTCATCGCTTTCGTTGTGGAATCCAGAATAGGAGAGGAAGTGTTCGAAGTTTTCCTCTTCGGTATGACCGCCAGAGTCATGCAGGCGCTGTTTCAGGGCGTACCCCATAAGCGGCCATAACTCGTTTTCTGCGTTTTCGATGGCAATCTGCTCACCAATTTCAGCGTCATCATTTTCTGAAGAGGCTGAGCATGAGGGTCTGCCGGTAACAGAAAAACCGTTTTTCGTGGTCAGAACCGCCCAGCGGAGTACCTGACCTGAAACCGAAACGTGTTTAACGATCTCTGTTTTTTCGATATTTGCTTTAAAGTCACCGAGCGTTATGCGCGGTGCCGTTAAGCCTTTTGCCTGAATTTTCTGCTCGATATCTTTGTCGCTCATGGCGTTTCCTCTTTCGTTGGTTGTCGTGCACTCCGCAGCAGCAGAGTGATCATGTAGTTTTTGCTGTGGCGCCGGCAGGAGTCGAAAAAGCTTTCACGTTTGCTCATAGGGATTTTTTTTCCGGAAAACTTCTCAGCCAGCTCTTCCGTTGGGAAATAAATGCGACGTGAATTTCGTCCTGTTTCGTTGTGGGCGCGGAATATGAGATTGTCTTTAAGCAGACTGTCCAAAATAAAAAATACAGTGCTGCGTGACATACCGAGCGAATACATCACTTCGGCAGACGTTACCCCTTCCGAACAGGTGCGAATTAGCTCAAGCACCGCAATTTTTTTTCTGGTTAAACCCGACATAGGCGCAATACCTTCACTTCAGTCGTCACCTGATCGAGCAACTCCAGTTCGGTACCGTATTTGCCCTCCCATGTCTTTTGTCCGGCGTGAATTGCCACGCCAAAACCACCAATGCGGTGGTGCGCAGGGCAAAGAGGCAAGGTTCTTTTGTGATTTGCGCGCTGGCCAGCGCCCTGACCGGTTCGGATGTGGTGAATTTCTGCCGGAGTGGAACCGAAACCGAGATTGCGACAGACAATGCAACCCAATTCGGCTACGTCTGACAGCCAGTCTTTATCGTCTTTAGTCATGGTGGTGACCTCAGGCCGCATAACTGAAAAGTTGAGAGGCTGCGTTTTCTGCTGCCTGTTGCGTCGGGAAGGTGCGGAAAAGAATGAAATTCCAGAGGACGTCGAGGACTGATTTATAAAGCTGGGAAAATTCGAGATCGTCCATTTTTGCGAACGATATTGATTTTGGTTCTTTGCGGGTGGTGCCGTCCGGCATCTGGTACTCGGTATAAAAACCGGCTTCGATAGTTACCCAGGAACGGAACGCTTCAAACGATTTTACAGCACTGATATTTCCGGCGCGTTTTTCCGCTTCATCGCGGAGATACTGATCCGCCAGTTCCTGCAATGTGTCCGCATGCCCGGCATAGTGGGCCACCAGTTGCACATAACCACGAACCAGTTTTTTATCTGCTGGCGAAATTGCACCGCCGGAAGGTTGCCAGTAATCAAATCCCAGATTCAGGAGGGCGAAAAATTTGCGGTGAAATGCCGGATTTCTTGCCTGCTTAAAATCAGAGTAAAGGACTGCCCCCATGCGAATTTTCTTCACAAACTCGCGGGCGTCTGGAGATGCAGGGATTAATACATCGCCTGCTGATTTGATAAATGAATACTGCGCCATTGGGTTCCCCTTTAGCGCAGCAATTGCTCAGAAATACAGAGTGTTGGGTGTTCAGGCCAACGATGTAATTATAACACAGAACCATCTGGTTTTATAATAGTGTAGCCAGATAGTTTTACCATTTCAATCAACACGTTAAGAGATGCCACATGCTCGTTATCGTGGACCTTTCTTATCTTCTTGATTTGACCGTTTTCGCACGTGACTAAAACAGAACCGTCGTCGGGGAGCAGGTCTCCTGCCTTATGTTTATCAACCACAACCTCCACCCCTTCAATAAATCACTGTATATAATCACAGTATATATACTCCCATCTGTAATAAATCGCAAACATTTAAGAGCACAAAATGGCACATTTAATTGCCTATGCAACAACATATCTCATTGTAAAACATACTAATTTTTTAAAAAGTAACATAAAAAACAAAAAAGCCGCCATAGTCGGCGGCAGTTTTTACACCAGTTTAAATTCCTCTTCGAAGTATTGCCCGTTACTTATCATCAAATCATATCCAGCGACGTACTGCATACATTCCGAAAGCGACATCGGCTTTTCGAACTCAAGCCAGAAGCAGTCACTGTACGCTTTACCGAGCCAATAGCCTCCACCGTATAGTTTTGCCCGCTGAATGATGAGCCAGCGCCCTTCCGGCACACTTTCGATAAAGTCACCACGGTAAACGATGGTGTAATTCTGGTCTTTGCCACCCATAATGCCACCCCATAATTACTGTATATAATTACAGTAATTCATGAGGCGCAGGTTTTCAACCGTGACATGTCACATCGTTAATTTCGTTTCATGCTATCCGTACATGACCCAGCACGCCGCTTCACCTGAGTGCGGACAGGACGCCACCGGCAACTGATCTCCGCACTTACCGCACTGCCGTTTGCTGATGGACTTGATGCGGCCGCGCACCCGCGCATCATCCTGTCGGATAAGCAGCGCTATGTACTCGGCCATTTCGTATGCGTCCCGACCAGGGCGCCGGGCGGAGCAGTTACGGGCCAGCATCTCCTGCTCCTGCTCATCAAGCACCAGTTCAAATTTGCGCTCACCGGCGGCGGACTGCCGCGCGCGCTGCGCGGCTTTGCGTTCTGCGGGGGATTTAGGCATCAAACCATCCCTCGTATTCTGACTCGATGACGCGATGAGATAAAATCTCCATGCGCCTGTCCCGCCTGTCCGATGTCGGATCAGCATCAATTTCGGCAGCCTTCTCCGCCAGAAACGCTACTGCCTTGAGGTATTCCTCTTCCCTGAAATTGCCATAGCAGATACCGTCAGAGCAGACACGCCATACCGTTCTGCGTGGCTCTTCTTCTTTTCTGGCTATAAGGTCGCCCACGAACTCACGAAGAGAGCGTAATCGGTCAAGGTCGAAGGTCCTGATTTCATCACGTACGTTACTCACCCTTCACCTCCTGCGGGGCGGCTGCCAATGTGGAGTCGATGATATGCTGGCGCATCCAGTTAGCCCCACGCGCAAACACGTCTACTGGGTCTCCATAGTAATATCCTATTTCATATGCCTGCCCTGATGTCATCTCATCAGGAATTACCAGAGAGTTGCCGCCTTGCGCCGGATTGACGCTGTTTTGCTCCGGGCAGCAATCGGATTGCGCCGGAGATTTGGTGTGCAGCACCTGCACATTTTCGTCACTCCCGCAGATCGCTTCAGTTCCTGCGCTTTTTTTTAATTCCTGCAGCATGGCGGCGCGGCAACGTTGCCATACGTACCAGTACGATTCCCGCCAAGCGATGTTATCCGCCTCTGACGCCTCAGGAGACAGGTCAAAAGAGCAATCTGACGCAAACCAGGAATCGAATAGCTCTCTTAGTTTCGTGTCATCCATCACTACCGGCACCGGCTGCGCGTGGCGATAGAGAAGCACATCTCCCATCTCTTCGCGCTCAGGAGGCCACACATCGGCATCAGCACCACTTAGGAGATAATCAAGGTTAGCCAGGTCAATTACCGCCACCGGCTCGCTGTCCATTGCGGCCAGCGCCATGCGGGCCAGTTCATTCACTTCCTTTAAGCCAAGAAGCCACGCTCCGGGGTTGGACTTGCAATATTCAGCGTTAGCTAAAGCCTCAAGGCGCTCTCTGGTTATGGTTGATTTGGTCATGGTTGACTCCAGTTATCCTCGATAGCCACACCTAAACGGTGCAGCCAGTCGGCAAGTTTGAGCATCGACTCGCGGTCGCTAAGTCCTTCCGGAAAGTCTTTCAGTTCGATAGTCGGTATGAAACGACCGAAACTATCGCGCTCTATTGTCAAATGCTGCTCCAGAACAGTCTGATGAATGCGGCTGTTATGCCGCACCAGGTAAACGGATTTGGAGTCTTTGGCTTTAGGGTCATAGCGATACTCGGTCAGTAGACTGGCCCCCTGAATCTCCAGACAACCAATATCACTTAAATAAGTGATAGTCTTAATACTAGTTTTTAGACTAGTCATTGGAGAACAGATGATTGATGTCTTAGGGCCGGAGAAACGCAGACGGCGTACTACACAGGAAAAGATCGCTATCGTTCAGCAGAGCTTTGAACCGGGAATGACGGTCTCCCTTGTTGCCCGGCAACATGGTGTGGCAGCCAGCCAGCTATTTCTCTGGCGTAAGCAATACCAGGAGGGAAGTCTTACTGCTGTGGCTGCCGGAGAACAGGTCGTTCCTGCCTCTGAACTTGCTGCCGCCATGAAGCAGATTAAAGAACTCCAGCGCCTGCTCGGCAAAAAAACGATGGAAAATGAACTCCTTAAAGAAGCCGTTGAATATGGGCGAGCAAAAAAGTGGATAGCGCACGCGCCCTTATTGCCCGGGGATGGGGAGTAAGCTTCGTCAGCCGTTGTCTCCGGGTGTCGCGTGCGCAGTTGCACGTCATTCTCAGACGAACCGATGACTGGAAGGACGGCCGCCGCAGCCGTCACACGGATGATACGGATGTGCTTCGCCGTATACACCATGTTATCGGAGAGCTGCCCACATATGGTTATCGTCGGGTATGGGCGCTGCTTCGCAGACAAACAGAACCTGATGGTATGCCTGCGATCAATGCCAAACGTGTTTACCGGATCATGCGCCAGAATGCGCTGCTGCTTGAGCGAAAACCCGCTGTACCGCCATCGAAACGGGCACATACCGGCAGAGTGGCTGTGAAAGAAAGTAATCAGCGATGGTGCTCTGACGGGTTTGAGTTCCGCTGTGATAACGGAGAAAAACTGCGGGTCACGTTCGCGCTGGACTGCTGTGACCGTGAGGCACTGCACTGGGCGGTCACAACGGGTGGCTTCGACAGTGAAACAGTACAGGACGTCATGCTGGGAGCAGTGGAACGCCGCTTTGGCAGCGAGCTTCCGGCGTCTCCAGTGGAGTGGCTGACGGATAATGGTTCATGCTACCGGGCGAATGAAACACGTCAGTTCGCCAGGATGTTGGGACTTGAACCGAAGAACACGGCAGTGCGGAGTCCGGAGAGTAACGGAATAGCAGAGAGCTTCGTGAAAACGATAAAGCGTGACTACATAAGTATCATGCCCAAACCAGACGGGTTAACGGCAGCAAAGAACCTTGCAGAGGCGTTCGAGCATTATAACGAATGGCATCCGCATAGTGCGCTGGGTTATCGCTCGCCACGGGAATATCTGCGGCAGCGGGCCAGTAATGGGTTAAGTGATAAAAGGTGTCTGGAAATATAGGGGCAAATCCAGTCAGTATCATCTGGCTTCTGGTGCGATCGGTTCCTCTCCACATCACTCATCCTCCACCTTGATGCCAGCGAGCCAATTTCTAACCAGCTGATATTCGTTATTTCGGAAAGAGCCGCAGGCGTAAATGTACGGCAGCCGCAGGTTATGGCCGTTCTGGCGCAGATAGTCTTTGCATCCATGCTCGGTAAAGCAGGCAGTAACAAACTCATCGACTTCCTGCATCGCGTATCGATCATATCCGCGAGTGTCGCGACCATCCTGATAAAGCGCTTCCAGCCGCTTGGCTCTCAGCTCGCTGACCTCTTCACCATCCCATACCCAGCAAATTCGACTAGGCGAGTGCTCATCGCTTCCGATAATTTCACGCTTCTGGAAAACGACGAACATGGGCTGATCGGTAATGCGGTTGTCCTGCGTCCTGATAAGCTCACCGATTGTGTAAAGTTCAGGGGACAGCTTCACGGTGCGGGACTCCAGATCGGCGATGCGCTGGCGCAGTGCTGCGATCTCAATCTCTGCAGCATCGGCATAATGGACGTTTTCATGCTCCAGCGGGGGAAGGTCTGGGGTTTTCACGCCAAACAGCGCAGCCAATGCACGATAGTTCTGCTCGCTGTGATAGCGACCTTTGCAGCGGACAAGTTTTTCGGCTGCTGCGTTGATGGTCTGCGCCTTCTCCAGCTTTTCACTGGTCGACTCAGCTGTTTTTCTCCACGTTGCGCAAATACGTTTCTCTGATTCCAGTGCCACTACCAGCTCCATGGTCTCCGCCGGGGAAAGATGCTCACCACATTCAGCGTTGATTCTGGCTCTCTGCGCCAGTTCGGTGATATCAGTTGTCATGCGGTACGCTCCTGTTTACTTGCTGAGAATGTCGGCTCCATTTCCATCACAACTTCAAATAGGCCAACACTTTTACCATCGACGAACAGCTCGATATTCAATGGCCAGTGGTCCTCCCATCCGTCATGATTTTCCCAGTAGTCTTCAGCCGCATCCTGCACCATCTGCTCGTATTCCCAGTCGTCTGTCGATTCATCTACCTCTCGCGGGTCCAAATAATCGGCAGATTTAATCCCGGCTCCATTAATGGCATATTGAATGATGCTCATTTGTCGGCCCCCTTCACGAAAATTACCCAGTGCGTTTTGTCTGCTTTCCCGGTGCGTTGCCAGATGGCCGGCTTCTCGTCAGTGAGCGCCAGAATCTGGCTAACTGGTATCTGGGTTTCGTTCCATTTGAAGATAAGTACGCCGTGTGGCCACAGCACTCTGAACGCTTCTTTGAAACCCGCGCGCAGGTCATCGCGCCATGTGTCTTTATTCAGGCGCCCGTATTTCTTACCCATCCAGGCATTTTCGCCAACGCGTTCAAGATGCGGCGGGTCAAACACAACAATCGGGAAAGAGTCGTCAGCGAACGGCAACGCGCGGAAGTCGGCGATAATGTCCGGGCTAATAACCAGGCTGCGACCGTCACACAGGGTGTGCTGCTCGGAGCGAATGTCGGCGAATACAGCGCGCTCATCCTGTTTGTCGAACCAGAACATGCGGGAGCCGCAGCACATGTCGAGAATGGTTTGCTCGGTCATTTCGTCACCTCGCGCAGCTGCTTGGCGAAATCATCAGCTCCAAGCGCAATCATTTTGCAAACTGATGCCCCGTTATCATTAGCGCGAAGATGCGCTGCAAACTCTTCCACCCCATCAGCCTTAATCCCGGCTACGATGCGAGCGGTGGCGGGGGTTTCGTCTGCAAACGTGTCGCAAATCATATGCAGGTAGCCTTCATTCGTTGGTCTGATACGGTTCATCACCCCAGCGATGAAATACTCCCGGCATTCGCTGATTATTTTTTTTGCCTCCACATTCTCCGCAGCCAGCTGCTGGTAAGCTTTCGCCAGCGCCATAACCTTTGTCTCTTTGATCGACAGCTCGCCCGCACTCTCCAGGGAGGTGATGAGTTCGTTTACAGTTTCAATGTTCATGCCGCCACCCACTCGATCGCCAGATAAGCCACATACAGGATGGCGACGATTGCCACCCAACCAATGATGTTTGCCACCATCACGAACAGCAGCAGTGACCGCCGGCTGTAGTGCATAAAATCAATTTCAAAAATTCTCTTCATGCCCTTTTCTCCCGCCAAAAATTTAATCTCTCTTTAAAAAACTCCCGGTAGCTTTCCGGCGTTGCTGCAATCGACTCAACGATGTACTGCCGAGTAACTTTCTTCTCGAACAGCTGGCGTATGAGTGCCGAGGCGCGCATGTCGTAGTGCTCTTTGATCTGGCACTCCTGCGGCCATTTGGCGCGATTGAGCGGTAAGCCGGGCGGCAGATAATCTGATTGCCCGGCCATGCCCTAAGCTCCCGTTTTTTCTGAGTTGGCGTAATATCGGGGATCGACGCTAGTCAGCGTGAAATACGGCACTGGCATGTCGTCATGTCGAATAATCCCGACGTGATTCGATGCGAGCATTGTCGAAATACGCTTTTGCAGATCGCGTAATGTGATCCCGGCGCCTGGGTGATGTTTTTTGATGGCTGAAAGAATGCCCTGATATGACAGCTTCTTACCTTTCATCAGCGCAACGAGCTGCTGGGCGGAAACTTCCTGGGTGGATTTTTTCAGGGGTTTGATGCTGTCCAGCTTCAGGCTACAGTGTCCAGCTGAACCGCGGCGGATCCCCGTGGTTTTGTCGTAGGTTTCGCGATGGCTGACAATCCAGGCGACATCAGTTTCGTGCAATCGCACAGTCTTTTCACCAGCAGGAAAAATCACGGAGCCAGAATGTGTTTTGGCGTGGCGCCCTGCCGATTTTGTGGCTTCTGATTTAGCCTTTTCTGGCTTCGCCAGTTTCGGTGTAATGCCAGGGACGGGAACCGGGCGTGGGGCGGCGACAAATACAGAACGGCTACGGGCGCGCGCACCGGCGTTCATGCGCCAGAGAATAACGGGGAGCCAGTTGCAGCCATCATCCGGTTTTACTGGTTTTGGGTAATTTAAATTCGTGGTCATTGGTCTTTCCTCGGTTAAATCGCGCTGGTCAGGCGCAGTTAAAATGCATCGGTGTTGTACTTCTCTGAATATTTACGCGGTTGTTTTCGTGGTTTTGCTTCCTCCAGTTGAATGCGTGTTTTCTCTTTGCCGACATGCTGATCGACGTGAAGGAAATGGCCGTTTTTAAACTCCTGGTAGATAACGGCGCCGGCGGCACTGAAGCGGCTTTTCCCCAGGATAATTTCGGCAATACCCGCTGCCGGGCTTTCCGGGTTGTAGACTTCATCGCGGTACAGAAACATGATGCTGTCGGCGTCCTGCTCGATTGAGCCTGAATCGCGGAGATCTGACATAACCGGACGACGCTGGCCCGCCGGACGGGAATCCACCGCGCGCGAAAGCTGGCTGAGTGCAAAGGTCGGCGTATGCAGCCGCATAGCCATGGTTTTAAGATTTCGGGATATATGCGCGATCGCCAGATCGTTACGTTCGGCTTTCGGTTTTTTAATCAGTCCGAGGTAATCGACAACAATCATCGCCAGATGCGGATATCGGCGCTTATGTGTCTCTGCAACGGCGCGGATTTGCTCAATCGTCAGATCGGTAGCGTCAACGATCCAGATATCGCGCCCGTTCATGGTCTCCATGGCCGCTGTAAAGCGCGCCCAGTCCTCGTCCTGCATGTCGAGAGGGTTACGCAGGCGTGATACTGACATGTTGCCAGAGCCAGCCAGAGAGCGTTCTACGATTTGCGCAGCAGCCATTTCCATACTGAATATCAGCGCCCCGCCGCCGGCAGCGGTCACGCCATCGACAAGTTTCAACGCAAATTCGGTTTTACCCATCCCCGGGCGGCCAGCGACAACAATCAAATCCTGCAGGTTAATACCGCCGGTGGCATCGTCCAGATCGTCGATCCCCGTCTTCAGGTTACGGGTGCCGGCTTCGCCGTCCATGCGCTTTTGTACCGTCTCCATGTAGGTCGGAAGCAAATCGCTGATGTGAACCGGCTGCACGTCACCAGTATCACCTGTCATGTCCAGCAGCTGCGCCACCGCACTTTCGACAACCTGATCGCGCTGTTCCTGGTTGTTAGCCTGGCGGATACCGTCAGCGCCCTGTTGCAGCAATTCAGCCATACGGCGGCTGCGCCATGCCTTCACCATTTTCCCGGCGTAACCCTTCAGGTTCGATACCGTGGCAGGCATGCGCGTAATTTCTGATAAATCCGCCAGGCTACTACCGCCCAGCGCCTCACTGACAAACAGCATGTCGATCAGACCATTCGCCAGAGCCTGTTTTTTAATTTCGGAAAATGCACGACGGTGGAACCCGATACTGAATGATTCTTCAGGCGTCGAAGCGATTACGTCGAATGCGTCCGGAGTGGCGCCACCGTTCAGCAGGCCGGCCAGCACACACGCTTCCAGTTCCTGAGGACTCATAATGCGCCCTCGCGAGTTTTGCGCAGCGTTTCTGGTTTCATCAGGTAGTCAAAGCTGGCGCGCCAGCCGCCATCGGTACCGAAATAAAAATCAGGAGCATCAGCGCGGAATTTTTCGAAGTAACCCAGGAATGCCCCGGTAGTTTTATTTTTCATGTGGGCAGCCAGGCGGGTGATCATCCGGCGCCGGTCGGCATCCAGTTCTGCGACAGGCAGAGCGTCGGCGAAAATCTCGTTGTAGCCGTTCATGACAGCATCAGGATCAATATCCGCCTCGGTAACTGCCCAGGCTTCAGCGTCAGCGAGATACCCATCAAAGCGGTTAACCCGGCAGATGTTCGCTGGCTTCGGCAGGCTATCGCCACGGCGGCGCCATGTGGCCAGCACCCAGCGGATAACCAACTGCAGTTCTGCCAGCGTGTACCCGTCACGGGTGGTGGTCGCTGTCAGCATCATCACAAATGGTTTTAGGTCACGACAGCGGGTACCAGTTTTCTCGTTGTAAAATTCCAGCGCTTTTTTAGCATCAGAATTAATTTTTTCCTCGCCTTCCCCCATCTGGGGGTTAGGGGGATCTATAGGTTCTTTGACTGGTTCAAAAGAGTGACTGATTCTGGTGCCGCCACACGGCATAGGGGCTATGCTTTCTGGCGGCATACCTGTGCTTTTTGACGGTATAGGGGCTATGCTTTCTGGCGGCATAGGGTTATCAAGTTTCATACAGTACAAATTCGACGCGTTACCCTTCCCGTTTTTTACGCCCGGGCGGTTTTCTTTCACTAGCAGGCCCATAGAAATTAACGCATCGATATGGTCACGCACCGCGCTTTTGCTGCACTCGCAGTGATCCGCAATATGTTTGTAAGACGGCCAGCATTCGCCGGAGTCATTGGCGTTATCAGCCAGTTTGATCAGCACCAGTTTTCGAATCGGATTTCCGGTCTTGATTGCCATTGCTTTGGCCATAAGCGTCATACTCATAGTCAGATCCCCAGCGAGTCAGCCAGCTGACGGCAGGCGATTTCGTATTCTTTCTGGGTGAGTCCCGCTTCCTGCAGGTCTGCCTTGCGCAGTTCATAGCGTTCCCAGATTGTCAGCGCAGTAGCGCGACGCTCTTCGAAAATCGATTCGATATCTTCCATCGGGACTTGTACCCCGTTCCGGCGAAACCCGTTCCGCCAGGTGATGCGGTCTTGTGTTCTCATTGGTCTTTCCTCGGTACAGGTTAAACGCTGGTCAGGCGCTGTGTTTCTCGCATCGCTTGCAATGCCTTCGCGACTTGCTGAGGGCCGTCTCTGGCCTCGAGCAATAACGCGATAATGGCCGCCGCAAATTCGCGTATGGCGACGCAAATTAAATACTGGGTTGACATGTCAAGGCGCGCGTAGCGTTCTGCTGGCAGTGCCGATTCCATCGCTTTCGCCAGCGTCTGGGTTTTAGTTCTGGCCGCTTTCGTCTCGCCACGCAGCCAGCGAAAGATCTGTTGCCGATTGTTGTTGATAGCCCGCCAGTCGGCGTTTCCCGCTGCGTCTTCAATCTGGTGCAGCTTCAGCGCGCCGGTATTGCCACCGAGACGAAACCACATACGGCTGATCTCGATGGCTACTAATTCCTGCCCGCTTTCTGCTGCCCAGTTGAAGATCTCTCGTTTCAGTTCCTCGAGGTTTTCCACTACGCGTCTCCTGTCGCTGAAAATTGATTAAGCGTAATCAGATTTAGATCACACGGATTGTTAAGCTGATTTGGCCTGCTGATATGCGTTCGGGTCGTATATCAAATCCCCATTTGTGATCAGGGATAAGCGAGCGGCTTTACCTTCTGGCACTAAACGCCCCCACGCATACACTGTGGGGGCTTTAACTCCAGCAGCCTCCGCTAGTTTTCGCTTACTGCCGAAGTATTTGATTGCATCGGTTGTTAACATGGCACCTCCAGTTGTTAGATTTTTCTAACAAATTAGGTGTTCGAGATAACGAAGTCAAGGAAATTTAGAATTATCTAACTATGACAATGCCAGGTGAGCGCATCAGAGCGCGTAGAAAAGATCTCAAGCTAACTCAGCGCGCTTTAGCGAAGCTGGTTAAAGTCGCGCACGTCACTATTTCCCAATGGGAAACCGGTGATAGTGAACCCGGCGGAAAAAATCTCTTCTCTTTAAGCAGCGCGCTTCAATGTAGCCCAACGTGGATACTTTACGGTGATGAAACAGCAGCACCGGGCGACCCTATAGACTCCCCACAACCCTTAGATGAGCGGGAAATAGAGCTGATAAAACTCTTTTCGGCACTCCCTGAGTCTGAAAAAGAACGTCATTTAAACGAACTTCGTGAAAAAGTAGACGGTTTCAACCGTTTATTTGAAGAACTACTCCAAGCCAGAAAACAAAAATAACATCTTATTAATCAAATAGATGCAATTTTTCACGCCTATACTGTTCATTATTTCTAACTTTAATATTGACCATTGCGTTAGATTTATCTAAATTACAACACATCAACGACGCACTAACCACGCGGCAGTTGTTCAGAAACAGTTCTGACAGTCCGGAAAGACGGGCGCGGATTCTTCGGGTCGCCGACAGTACGATGACATGCGGGAAAGACCGCAACGAATGCGAATTGCTGTGTGTAGTCTTGGCCCGGGCGCCCCGGGAATTTTTTTAAGGCATGTACCCAGTAACGAGGAAAGACCAACGGGCCTGACCAGCCCTGACAGCCGGGAAAGACCGGCAATCTTCAGGCGTAAAAAAGCCCACCGAAGTGGGCTAATTTACCCGGGGCAGTGACCAAACCGCCCGGAGTGCTACAGGGGACCAACCCTATAGCGAGGAAAGACCAACGACAGAGTCGCCGATCGGCTCTGAGTATATATCATCAAGGAGTCGCTATGGAAGCGCTTACCATCCCCGTAACTATCTACGTTCTGGCAACAACCAATACATACCTTCCGACGTCTTATCACTCATTCACCTGTGACGTGTCACAGCAATATCCTGATCTGTACGTGCTTGTTTCTACCAAAACGGTTGAGGTTGTGATTCCTGCTTTAGAACCTGTCGACATTATCGGTATGCAGGTTAATGCCCTTCGCGCGAAGAAGGAGCAAATCTCTGCTGACGCCAACAAACAGTTAAGCGTTATTGAAGACCAGATCCAGCAGCTGCTGTGCATCGACCACTCTCCGATTGAAGAAAGCGACGCACCATTTTAATTAACTGGCGCGTGACCTGCGCCTGCAACCAAGAGGAAAGACCAATGACCATCTACCACGGCCTGTTTGAGCCGAAAAAAACAGCCATAAAAGACAGCGGTGCTGTGCCGCTGGCCATCGCCATTGACGCCCCAAATAAGAAGGTTGCCGAAAGTATTGTGGTCGGCAAACTCTGGGAGGTTTACCCGGCCAATGGTGATAACTATTTCAAGCCAAAAATCTGGGAGGATTCGATCGGGCAACCGCGTCCAGCCGTCGGCCTGTTCGATGAGCAGTTCGCCCAGGAAAACACCTTTGATGGTGAAAAATGGGTGGCGAAAATCCAGAATGGCGACGTCATCGATCTGCCAGCAGGCGATGAAGTTATCGATCTGATGACGGTATCCCCCAGGGAGCGTTTTGCTGCTGTATTACTCTTCAGTAATGCAGAGATGAACGGCCATCTTTATTCGCAGGTTGTAGATTATCTTGATGATCTGGATAACCACGACGAATCCATGGAAGATGATGACCGTTTTAATTTCAATGTGCTTTGCGCCCTGCATAACAACGAGCCGGTTAAACATATGCACGTTGAAGGGCTGAATAACCTGATTCAGGGCATATTTTCACACTTTGAAAACCAGACTCCGGGCAAAGCGGCTATTTCTCAGTTTGTAAAACGCTGGCTTGAAAATCCGGGTAAGCGCGATGAAATTCTCGCGACAGGTAATAAATCATCTTCGCTCGGCGCCAATTCCGGCGATGATGCAGACAGCTTTACCGTTGCGCCTCAGCACGGCTACAAACACACATATGCCACGCTGGATCAGGAGATTGCCGTCGCCCTGCTGCCCATTTCACCGACCGCGCCGGTATTGTCAGGCAACCTTCGTGATGCAGAAAAAATTATTGCCGATGACAGGGAGGATTTTAAACGGTGGTCTGCGGCGCTGCGTATGACTGAGCAGATCCTAAAATATGACCGCCCCACTATCTTCGGCGTTGTGCAGAACGCACCTGCGAAAGATACCTACCATTTCCCCGAAAGCCTCCGCCGCTATATCGATTCATGGCTGGAAGCTAACGGCCGTCTGGAAGAAAACGAAGCCAGTGAAACAAAGGATCCAGTTGTCCAGGTGAAAAGGGTCGGCGCCGGCATGTTTTCTGTCGAGGGTCTGGCGCAGGAACCAGCCTCAAATATAGGCGAAAAAGCGGAAGTAGCGCCGCCGGTTGTAACTGAAACCCAGGCGAAACAGGCGCGTGAGGCGCTTAACGATATGGGTTATGGGGTTTATGCGACAGACAAAGACAACGCCAGCGAACCCGAGGGAAAACTAAGCGTTAAAGCGGAAAATATTGCTGATGCCGCCGCGCAGCTGGTTGCGCTGGTAAATCAGCAAGAAGCCCTCCCGAGCGCTGAAGAGGTCGTGCAGTCAGTCGGTAAGCCTGGAGCCGAGCAGGACAACCTGGCGCTGTGGAAACGCGTCTTCAAAACCGATGAGCGCTTTACCAAAGCATTCACCCAAAACGGCGGCGGTACCTCGATCAACGGCACGTATCTTACAATGCTTGCTACCCGTGAGTTCGGCCTGAAGGGGAGCGGCTGGGGTGTCGATATACTGGAAGAACGCTTTGACGATGGAGCGCCAATTACACGGACGGTAAAAGGAACTGACGGTAACAATACATGGGAACTGATCTCAGATGGTAATGGCGGTTTCCTCACTGAAAAACATCACGTAATTAAAATTCGGCTTTGGTATCTGGTAAACGATGTTCGCGGAGAAGAATACGCCTACGGCTGCACCCCCTACATTTACGGCAGCAAATACGGCCCGATCTGCGATGGGGAAGCCGCTAAAAAATCGCTGACCGACGCCACCAAAAAGGCTCTATCCGGCCTCGGATTTAGCGGTGATATCTTCATGGGGCTTTACGACAATCTGGAATACCGCCAGAGGAACAAAGCTGAGTTTGACCTCAAGAACGCCAGTGAAACCGCCGAGGATGCAGCACGATTTCGCCAGGAGTTCGACGACAAACTTTCGCGTGCTGCCAACACGCTGGCTACAGGCGTATCGGCCAACGAAGTTAACAAGGTGTTTGCCCCTATCGCCCGGGAGCTGGAGATACACCGCAAGGACGCAGAATCAAAAGGCGACACTCAGCGCTCCCGCCACCTTAGCACCCGCCTGCGCCGCCTGACTGATATAAAAAATGCACGTATCGCCGAACTGAATAAATCCGAGGAGAAAGCATAATGACTTCCACTACTGCTATTGCTATCGCTGCCGACTACCAAAACCTGCTGCAGCTGCTGGAAACCTCCGATGACCTGACTCCGGAAATGATCGCCGATACGCTGGAAGGTCTTGAAGGTGCGCTGGCTGACAAACTGGATGCTGTAATGGTGATCGCGCGCAATAACCTGGGCAACGCCAGCACCTGCGACGACGAAATGAAGCGCCTGGCCGAGCGTAAGAAGTCCTTTGAGAATAAGGATAAAGCGCTGCGCAAGTATATTCTGTCCTGCCTGCTGGCGGCCGGACTGGATAAGATGAAAACGGCTAAAAACACGTTCACCGCCAGGAAAGGGAGCGTCAGAGTTGTTATCGATAATACCGATCTGCTGCCTGATGAACTGGTGACTACGCAGGTTGTAATTGCGCCAGATAAAAATGCCATCAAGGAGGCTATCGAGTCAGCGGAAGCAGCTGCCGCACAAATCACCGCCGAGGGTGGCGAAGTGCCAGCAGAGCTGTTAAATCCGGTACCGGGCGCCCATTTGGAGATCGGCGAACGTTCATTGCAGGTACGCTGATATGCTGAAACTCTCCCTGAAGCAAGGCGATGCGGTGCATGTCGTTTTACCAGACGGCACCAATGCCATCATCGAGGCCTTCGCGCGCAGCGAACTAGGCATGCACTTTCCCCGGAACGTGAAGATCACCCGGGAGAAAGGTGCATTTCTCAACAAACAAAACCTGATTAAGCCTAATCAGAAATAACCTTCGGCTGTCGTTAGCATTGTGATCCACCAAATTAACGGAGATCACAATGCTGCGATGGCAACCAGGGGCTATTCTACTTTCAGATTTCGATATCAAAATTGGCAGGCTATCAGCCAGCGTTAGAAAACGGACCCTGACCCAGTCGGATATTCAACGCGCTTGCGAACAGGCAGATAACGCTATAGCCCGCACGCTGAGGAAAGACCATGAGACACGATCACGACATCATCACCCGCGAGGAAATGATCGAACTGACGGGGACACCACTTAAATCGAAACAATGCGATGCCTTGCGCCGGGCTGGCATCTTCTTCATGGAACGAGCAGACGGCCACCCTAAAACGACGTGGGGGCATTTCCTGAACCCGATCAAGTACCGCAATCAGGAAGAGCCTTTACGGGAGGATGACGAACCAGACTTCGGAGCTATCTTTAATGGCCGGAAAGCGTAAAAACCCCTCCGATAACTGGATGCCGCCCCGCGTGTATCGGGGCAAAGCAGCCTTTGAGTTCAGGAGCAAGGATAACAAAGCCATACGACTGTGTGCACTCTCTGAGCCGCAATCAGCCGTATGGCTGGCTTATGAAAAAGCAATGGGCGAGGAAGCCGAGAGAAAGACATTTCAGGTGCTGGCTGATCAGTTTATGTGCTCCCCCGATTTTATGGATTTAGCATCTGAAACCCGGAAGGATTATACGAAATACGCGAGTAAAGTTTTGCCGGTCTTTGGGAAGGTGAGCCCTGACAAAATTAAGCCTGAGCACATCCGCCGATATATGGATCAGCGCGGCCTGTCCAGTCGCACCCAGGCCAACCGGGAAAAGAGCTTTCTTTCCAGAGTATTCCGCTGGGGCTATGAGCGAGGTTACGTTCAGCGCAATCCCTGCCAGGGGGTTAAGCAATTTAAAGAAGTTTCCCGCGAGCGTTATATCACAGACGAGGAGTACAAGGCGGTTTATGACGCTGCCCCGGATGTTGTGCGCGCCACTATGGAAATCGCTTATTTGTGTTTGGCCAGACAAAGCGATGTGCTGTCTTTAACAGAAGACCAGCTGCGCGATACTGGGATCTTTATCCGCCAGGGTAAAACAGGCGTTAAGCAAATCAAGGCATGGTCGCCACGCCTGCGCGCTGCCGTCGCCCTCGCCCGCTCCCTGCCGTTAAAGCCTGGCATCCGTAGCCTGTTTGTCATTCACCAGACCAGTGGCAGCAAATACACCCGAGATGGTTTTAACTCCCGCTGGCGCGACGCGAAAATTGCAGCGCAGGAAAAGAACCCACACCTGCAGATAGACTTCACTTTCCACGACCTGAAGGCGAAAGGCGTCTCTGATCTGGAAGGAAGCCTCGAGGAGAAACAGGCTATTTCAGGACATAAGAACTCAAGACAAACGGCGATTTACGACAGGAAAACTAAAATTGTGCCAGTTGTCGGCGGTCAGAAAAA